GCTTTCGGAGGTGGCAAGATTGGGGCTTTTATGGGTAATTTTGCGATGAATTTAGGTGTAGGTTTAGCGATATCAGGAGTTTCTGATATACTATTTCCTTTGCCAAAGCCACAAGAGTTCAGTAACGAACAAGATCCTAGAATATCATTTAGTTTTTCTGGAGTGCAAAATACATCAAGAGCAGGAACTAGCCACCCAATAGTTTACGGAGAGATAGTTACTGGATCGGTTGTTATCTCAGCAGGAATTGACACTAATCAGGTATCAGCATGACGAATAAAATTATTAGAGGAGCAGGTGGTCCTCCTCCTCGTCCTCCACAACCTACTAGAGCACCAGATACATTAAATAGCAGACAGTTTGCATCAATACAGGATTTACTATCTGAAGGTGAAATAGAAGGTTTTGCCACCCCATCGAAGGCAGGATTAGCAAAAGGAACTACAGCTTATAACAACGCAGCGTTGAAAGATGTATTTTTAAATAATACTCCTGTTTTAAATGCCAATGCTAATAACGCAAGTCCACAGACAGCAGATTTTAATTTTCAGAACGTAGAATTTACACCTCGTTTTGGAACGTCAAGTCAACAACATATTCCAGGTATTGAAAGTAGTCAATCAACAACTGCTGTTGGAGTTACAGTTACAAATTCTTCTCCTGTCACTCGTCAGATAACTAATACTGCTGTTGATGCTGCAAAAGTTACGATTACATTTCCGCAGCTACAGAAAGCTACTGATGAAGGTGATTTATTAGGTTCTTCTGTCAATCTAAAAGTACAAGTTCAATATAATAACGGTGGTTTTACAGATGTAATAGATGACACGATTACAGGTAGGACTGCTGATGCGTACCAAAAAGAATACCGTGTTTCATTTACAGGTTCTTTTCCTGTTGATATCAGAGTTGTAAGAGTCACAGCAGATAGTACGGAATCAAATCTTGTTGATGCTTTTACATGGACTAGTATTAGTGAAATTGTTGATGATAAACAACGATATTTAGATAGTGCTTACACAAATCTAAGAATAGATTCTGAACAGTTTAGTTCTATACCAAAAAGAGCTTTTCGTATTCGTGGCGTAAAGGTAAGAATACCAGGTGCAGGTGCTTCTAGTTCTGGAACTCCTACTGTTGATTTACAGACAGGAAGAATAATTTATCCAAGTGGTTATATTTTTAACGGTACTATGGGTGCTGCTCAATGGTGTTCTTGTCCTGCTTTAATATTGCTTGATCTTCTTACTACCGAAAGATATGGATTTGGAACGCATATCACAGACAGCAATTTAGATTTATTTAGTTTTATTGCTGCCAGTAAGTATGCTAATGAGTTAGTAGATGATGGTTTTGGAAGTCAGGAAGCTAGATTTAGTTGCAATGTAAATATACAAGGATCAACAGAAGCATTTACTTTGATAAATGAATTAGCAGGAGTGATGAGATGTTTTCCTATTTGGTCTGAGGGTTCTGTAACACTTTCACAAGATAGGCCTACCGACCCAAGTTATTTATTTAGCTTGGCAAATGTAGGAGAAGGCGGGTTTAGTTATTCAGGCAGTAGCTTAAAACAAAGGCATACAGTAATAAATGTTAGTTATTTCAATATGGACAGCAGAGAAATAGATTATGAAGTTGTAGAAGATACAACTGCACAAAATAAATTAGGAGTAATAAAGAAGGATGTAAAAGCTTTTGCCTGTACTTCTCGTGGTCAAGCTCAAAGATTAGGTAAAGCGATACTTTTCAGTGAACAACAGGAGACCGAGATAGTTACTTTTACAACATCAATAGATGCTGGAGCGATTGTAAGACCTGGATCTGTTATTTCTGTAAATGATCCTGTTAGAAGTGAGAAGCGAAGAAGTGGTCGTATAAAATCTGCTACAACCACTTCTATAACAGTAGATAACATAAAGGATCTTGATACTTTTACAGGTACAAATAAAAAATGCAGTGTAATATTACCAGATGGATCAGTAGAAACAAAAAATATACTCAGTGTTGTAAATGGAGTAATTAGTTTAGATTCTGCTTTATCTACAACACCTAATGAAAATAGCATTTGGCTTATACAAAGTTCAACTTTAGAAGCACAAACTTTTAGAGTTATCACTGTTGAAGAACAAGACGGTATTAACTTTGCAATAACAGCCCTTACTTATGTTGATGGTAAATACAACAATATTGAACAGGGAATAAGTTTACCTCCAAGAAATATCTCGCTTTTAAATGAACCCAAAAATCCTCCAACCAATGTTCAAGGACAAGAAAGAATTATTGTTGTAAATGCTTTGGCCGTACCAAAAATAATAGTATCTTGGGTTTCTGTTACAGGTGTCAGTCAATATCTTGTTCAATATAGGTTTAACAATACAAACTGGGTAAGTGAAATTGTTTTTAGGCCAGATTTTGAATTATTAAATACTGAAGCTGGTGCTTATGAGTTTAAAGTTTTTTCATATAATGCAGCATTACAATTATCTGCCACTTCAAGTGATGTGGTTGTTAATGCTAGAGGTAAAATAGACCCACCTGGTAATGTTCAAAATTTATCTTTAGAACCTATTACTAATAAATTAGTACGATTAAGGTGGAACAGATCTATTGATGCTGACGTCATACATGGTGGTCGTGTTTATGTAAGGCACAGTAATTTGACTGATGGTAGTGGAAATTTCCAAAATTCAGTTGATCTTGTAACTGCACTACCTGGAAATAGTACTGATGCTATAGTGCCAAGCTTAGACGGAGAATATATTTTAAAATTTCAGGATGACCAAGGAAACTTCAGTACTGGAGAAACCAGTGTCATTCAAGACCTACCTGATCTTGTAGATACTCAAGTCATACTAGAAGATAGAGAGGATTTAGATAATCCACCGTTTCAAGGTAATGATACAAATACAAGTTTTAATTCAACAACAACGGCTTTGCAACTTACTAATCCTGCCACAAATGCAACAGGAGAATATGAATTTAAAGACATATTAAATTTACAAGGAGTATTTTCTCTTGATTTAAGAAGAGTTATACGTTCTGTAGGTTTTAGTATAGGAACTGATATAGAAAGTTTAATTCCAAATGATCCTCCAGAATTAGGTGGTCCTGCTGATGGAGGTTGGGATAATTACGCTACTGATGGAAATTTTGATGGAGCAGCAGCTAATGAAGCTAATTGCCAAATACAAGTTGCAACATCACAAACAGGATCAGGTAGTTTTGGTCCTTTTAATAATTTTGCTAATGGTACATATAAAGGTCATAGATTTAAATTTAGATTACTTTTAATTTCTACAAGTAGTACTCAAAATATGAATGTACAGCAAGCGGGATATTTTGCAGAGTTTCAATCTAGGACGGAACAGAATTATAAGACAGGAGGTAGTACATCTACATTACCTCAAAATTCTGGAACTTCTGCTTCTGGATTAGATGTAACATTTGCTACACCATTTTTTGTAGGTGTTAGTGGTTTGGGAGGGTTAAATCAATTTAAACCATCTGTCGGAATTACAATTATGGGTGCTGCTGCTGGTGAATATTTTGTCATTAAAACAGACTCAAATGGTGATTTTCTTAATGCAGCAGGAAATATTGTTACTGGTACAGGATTTAATATCAAGATATTAGATAGTTCAAACAATCCTGTAAATAAAAAGTTTACATTTCAAGCTGTCGGTTATGGTAAAGGGGTGTAAAATAAAAGAAATTGCTAGTTAAATGAGTCAAGTAGGAGATTACGATATAGCTAATGCTTCGGGAGCTTCTGTAAGAAGTGACCTTAATTTAGTATTTGATGCAGTAAAGACTTGTAACTCAGGACCAAATGACCCTCCCAATCCAACAGATTTTATGTTGTATGGTGATTCAGGTGATAATAAATTAAAAATATATGATGGTTCGCAATTTAGACCCATAGGAGAAGTTAACAAAGATAATCTAGGTCTTTTACCAAGATCAGGTGGTACGTCTGTTCCTATGACAGGTCAACTAATAGGTGATGATGCTTCTGGTTCTGGCAGTCCAGCTTTTGCCTTTGATAATAATGCTGATACTGGAATGTTTAGATCAGGACCAAACGCTATAGGGTTTTCTACTGCTGGAACGTCAAGAGTTGTTATAAGTAATTCTGGTTTAGATATTACAAATGGATTGCCATTAAGATTGCAAGATTCTAGCGGTGCTCCTTTTGTTGGTTTAAAATCTCCAACCTCAGTAAGTAGTAACATTACTTTTAGCTTACCTGCATCAGATGGTAATGCTGGAGAGTTTTTACAAACTGATGGTTCTGGTAATTTAAGTTTTTCAGCAGCAGGAGGGGCACAGGGAGGTGTACCTTCTGGGGCTGTATTTTGTATGGCAGTAGCTATTGTTCCTTCTGGATATTTAGAATGTAATGGAGCAGCAGTTAGCAGATCTGTTTATCAAGACTTATATGATACTATTGGTACGCAGTATGGAGCAGGTAATGGAAGCTCCACATTTAATTTACCTGATCTAAGGGGTGAATTTGTAAGAGGTTTTGATAATGGGCGAGGTATTGATAGCGGTAGAAGTATTAGTGCTACTCCTCAATCAGATCAAAATAAACAGCATAATCACACAGCTTCTTCAAGTGTTAATGATTCAGGTCACGTTCATGGAACAACTTTTGATAATAAAAAATACTTTCCAGGTGGAGGTTCAACAACAATTACCTATGGTGGTGCAGGTAGTTATCCAGCCGATACTTTTAGTATGAGCAGTGCAACAACAGGAGTAACAGTTGCGACCTCTATAGGCAATGATGGAGGAGGAGAAACTAGACCTCGCAACATAGCTATGATGTATGTAATAAAGACTTGATTATGTTAATTCGATTTGTGAGGCTCAAACAATGACAACCGTAAAAACTGGTGTTAAGAACTTTAAGATTGATCGTAGAGCAGACTTTCCTCTACGTTTAATATTTAAGGATGCTAATGGTACGGCTGTTAATATCACTGGATTTACGGTTGCAGCACAGGTCTGGAACGATGATCGCAGTACAAAGTTTGCTGATTTCTCTGTTACTTACACCGATAGAGCCAATGGAACAGTGGATTTAAAATTAAGTGATACTGATACTGCCAACTTTTCTGTCAATATACTTAGATATGATGTTTTGTTAACAGATCCCAGTGGAGATAAAATGTATTATTTAGAAGG